AGTGTAAGCCTAGCAAAATCCAACCTATCAGACAATATCAAAGAAAGTATAAAATACGAATTTGAAGAATTAATTCGTTTACTCGACTTTAGAAGAGTAGGATACGAATTATTTAGAAAATGGTACGTTGACGGAAGATTATACTTTCATGTTATTATTGACGAAAGAAACCCTAAACGTGGTATACTAGAACTGCGGCCGATTGATCCTCTTAAAATAAAGAAAGTTAGACAGCCTAAAATTGAAATGAGTTCTCAGGGTGAAGCACACCTTGATACATCAGGATTTCAAGAATATTATATGTTTAATGAGAGAGGAATTTCACAAGCTTCAGGTGGTACAACAATTCAAATTTCAGGTGATTCCATTTCATATTGTCATTCAGGTGTATTAGATCCTGACAGAAAACAAGTTTTAAGCAATCTACACAAAGCAATCAAACCACTCAATCAATTACGAATGTTAGAAGATGCGGTGGTCATTTATCGTATCTCACGTGCTCCTGAACGTAGAATTTTCTACATTGATGTAGGTAATCTACCCAAGATCAAAGCTGAACAGTATCTACGTGACATTATGAACAAATACAAGAACAAACTTGTATACGATTCTAATTCAGGCGAAATCAAAGATGAACGTAAGCACATGAGTATGTTAGAGGATTACTGGCTTCCACGAAGAGAAGGTGGTAGAGGTACAGAAATTACAACATTGCCGGGAGGGGAGAACCTTGGTGAGTTGGCTGATGTTGATTACTTCAAAACAAAACTATACAAAGCACTTAATGTTCCCCCTTCACGGTTAGAACAAGATTCAGGTTTTATACTAGGAAGAGCAGAAGAGATTTCAAGAGATGAAGTAAAATTTACTCGTTTTATTGAACGATTACGTGCAAGATTCAATATTTTATTCAATGATCTCATAGAGAAACAGTTATTACTTAAAGGTATCATTTCATCTGCAGATTGGAACATTGTAAAAACTCAAATTGTTTACGAGTGGCAATCTGATTCACATTTTGCTGAATTACAAAATGCACAAATGATGAGAGAACGATTAGGAATACTAGTAAATGATATGGGTTATAGAGATGAGGTTGTTGGTAAGTTCTTTTCACAAGAATATGTCAATAAACAAATTCTTAAATTGACTCAAGAAGAAATTGATCAAATAAAAGATCAAATTGAAGCTGAAAAAGCTGATGCCGGTGGTGGAGAACCAGAAGATCAACAATGGGAATTTGATCCATCTGCAAATAAACCAGATTTAAAAATTATATCTGGGTAAAATTTATAAATAGTATAAATATAATAGAGGAATTTATGTCTGATGAAACTACAATTGGTGATATCGTAGCATTATCCGTTAAAGATGATGCGGCAGGAGTAAAATCGGCAATAGGCGATGTACTTCAACAAAAAGTGATGGTATCATTAGAAGGAAAGAAAAAAGATTTCGCAAGCACTTTTTTAAACAAAACGGATACAGACTCGAAAGAGCCGGAAAGTTCAGAGGAAATAGAAGATGGCAGCTGAAACACAAGTACTAGTAAATAACGAAAAAAAATACATTGCAAAATTCTTTTCTGATGCGTCAGAATCAGATGTGAAGAAAGTAGACCTTTCTACACTTGCATGGGCAAAACATACACTTACTTTGTCTGGAGCAGCAACAGAAAACTTCAAAATAGGTGAATGTATTTCAACTGCCGCTAACCACTCAGCAGTTGCAGACGGATCAGAATTTTTCATTGTTACAGGATTTACAGCAGGAGCAACCACAGTTGAAGTTGTAGGATGGGATTTTACAAACAAAAAAGCCATCGCAATTTCAGATGCTTGTTCAAATGGAGATAAGATTGTAGGAAGTGTGTCAGGAGTACACACAGAAACAGTAGCAAATAGTGGTAACTTAACAGAACACGATTACAATGTTTTGGTTACTAAGCTAATGTGGACAACAAGTGGTTTACAAGTAGGAATTGAATGGGATGGATCTACTGCAGAAAAATATATAGCAGAATTAGCAGGTAATGGAAGTTGGTCTATGCCTGGAATGGAATGGCCGGGAATTGGGATAAACGCAACAGGCGATTCTGGTAATGTTTTAGGAGACATACAATTCTCTACAGCAGGACATGGTGGAACAGATTCATATACAGTCATAATGGAATTAAAGAAACAGGCGCCAGGATATGATGTTCCAAACTACGAAGAAAATGCAAGATTGGGATTCCCAGTTGATTTTAAATTAGGTAATTTCACATAATAGGAGAGATATGAAGTTAATTTGCGAACAATTAGATAATGTAGAATTTATATGTGAAGATACCAAAAAAGGAAAGAATTATTTTATCGAAGGTGTTTTTATGCAAGCCAATGTGAAAAATCGCAATGGTAGATTATATCCTAAAGCTATTTTACAAAAAGAAGCTAAGAGATATGAACAAAATTACATAAAACAATCTAGAGCTTTTGGAGAATTAGGACATCCAGAAGGACCTACAGTTAATCTAGAAAGAGTTTCCCATTTAATTCAATCACTTGATGAAGATGGAGACAATTTTGTAGGTCGAGCAAAGATTATGGATACGCCTTATGGTAAAATTGTAAAGAACCTTATCGATGAGGGTGCCCGATTGGGTGTCTCATCCAGAGGAATGGGCTCCTTAAAGCCTATAGGTCAGAATTGTAGTCATGTACAAGATGATTTCTATCTTGCAACAGCTGCAGATATTGTGGCCGATCCTTCCGCTCCAGCGGCATTTGTCAATGGTATTATGGAAGGAAAAGAGTGGATATGGGATAATGGTATTCTAGATGAACGCCACGTAGCCCGCATCGAAAAACAAATAAAAATAACTAGTCAAAAGCAATTAGATGAAGTTCAGATAAAAGCCTTTGATCAGTTTATGTCAAGTTTATAAGTTTACTAAATAATAACAACAGTAAACACCTAAATTAACGGATATAGGAGATTTAAATGTCTGAAGAAATTTTGGAAGGACAAGAGTCTGAAGAACAGAGTGTTGAGGAAACCGAAGAGTCTTCAGATGTTCAAATTCAAGCAGAAGCCAAAACTAAAGCTTCTGTGACAAAAGAAGAAGAAGATTCTGAAGAAGAAGATGAAGAGGAAGTAGAAGAAAGTAAAGCTTCCGTTAAAAAAGAAGAAGAGGAAGAAGGAGAAGAAGAGGATGAAGAGGAAGAAGAGCCCGCTGCAGAATCTATTCAAATTCCTAAGACTAAAAATCAAATGTTGAAAAACATTTATGATGAAGTCAATAAAATGTTAAAATCGGATCTTTCAACTAAATACGAATCCATCTTAAGTGCTACTAAAACAGTAGTAAAAGAGGAAGAAGTTAAAGAAGAAGCTGAAACAACAAAAATTCAAGCTGTTACACCTCAAGAAATAGCCACACCTAACGTTGAAGATGATGTAGAAGCGTTAGTTGCTGGAGAAGAGGGACTTTCAGAAGAATTTAAAAAGAAAGCATCTACAATTTTTGAAGCTGCAGTTCATGCAAAAGTCGTTGAAGAAGTTAATGTACGTATGGAAGAGCAACAAAAAGAAATGGAAGCTGGTAAAGAAGAATTCCAGAAAGAACTTACTGAAAAAGTTGATGGATATCTCACTTATGTTGTTGAAGAGTGGATGAAAGAAAATGAATTAGCAATCGAAAGAGGAATTCGTTCCGAATTGGTTGAAGATTTCATGTCCGGACTTAAAACTCTGTTTACAGAACATTATATTGATCTTCCTGAAGAGAAAGTTGACATGGTTGACGACTTATTCACAAAAGTTGAAGAACTTGAAGGCTCTCTAGATGAAGAGATCAATCGTGGAGTAGAACTCCAAAAAGAATTGGCCCAGTTCAAAAAAGAAGATGCATTAAAAGAGGCAACTAAAGATTTAGCCGATACTGATTCGGAAAAAATCGCAAAGTTGGCTGAAGGTATTGAATTTGAGAACACGGAGCAATACATTGAAAAGTTAAGCGTCCTCAAGGAAAGTTATTTTCCTAAGTCAGAAGCAGTGACCTCAGAAATTACTGAAACTGATGAAAACATTGAGGTATCTGCAGAAGAATCTACAGAGAAGCTTGATGAATCTATGCAACATTATACATCAGCGATTCGTCGCTATAATTCTTAATAAACCTATAGGAGAAAAAAATGTACCTAGCTGAAGACCTTCAGAAAAAATGGGGTCCGGTCCTAGAGCATGATGACCTTCCTAAAATTAAAGACAACTATCGTAAGGCTGTCACTGCTGTTCTCTTGGAAAACCAAGAATCAGCAATGAAAGAAGAAGCCGGAAATGGTGGGACTTTGTTTGAGGCAGCTCATGCTAACAAGACTGGCGGTAATATTGATACCGTTGATCCTGTTTTAATTTCTTTGGTTCGTAGAGCTATGCCTAATCTCATCGCCTATGATGTTTGTGGAGTTCAACCAATGACTGGTCCTACCGGACTGATCTTTGCTATGAAGTCACACGTTACATCTCAGGCTGGTGTTGAAGCAGCAGACTCTGGCGAAGCCGACACTAGCTTAAGTGGTAAAGGAACACATTCCGCTAATAGCAACCCAGCACATGCCAGTATGACTACTGGTACTGGTCAAACCACAGCAGAACAAGAAGCTGATGTTACTATTACTGAAATGGCATTTGCCATCGACAAAGTGACAGTAACTGCACAGTCAAGAGCTCTGAAAGCCGAGTATACAACTGAACTCGCTCAAGACCTCAAGGCCGTTCATGGTTTGGATGCAGAAACGGAATTGTCAAACATTCTGTCAAGTGAAATCTTGGCTGAGATTAACCGCGAAGTTATGAGAACTATCTACACCAACGCAAAAACTGGTGCAGCTCATAACACCACAACCGCAGGAACTTTCGATCTTGACACAGACTCTAACGGTCGTTGGTCAGTTGAGAAGTTCAAAGGCTTGATGTTCCAGATTGAACGTGAAGCAAACGCAATTGCTAAAGATACTCGCCGAGGAAAAGGTAATGTTCTCATTACATCCTCAGATGTAGCATCAGCATTGGCAATGGCTGGTCAACTTTCCGGAGCACCTTCTGGAAACGCATTTGATCCAGACGATACAGGTTCAACTATGGTTGGAACTCTGAATGGTCGTTTCAAAGTTTATGTTGATCCATATGCACCATCCGCTGCAACTAACTATTTCACAGTTGGTTACAAAGGTTCATCCGCATATGACGCAGGACTGTTCTACTGTCCTTACGTTCCGTTGCAGATGGTTCGTGCAGTTGGTGAGAATTCATTCCAGCCTAAGATTGGTTTCAAGACACGTTATGGTCTCGTTTCTAATCCTTTCGCGAATGACACAGGTTCCGCCAATAACGGCGCAGGATCCGGTGCACTCACAGCTAACGCTAACCGCTACTATCGCCACGTTATCGTTGCAAACCTCATGTAATTCCGATTACACGGGAATAAAGAAGGGTGGGCTTTTTAGTCCACCCTTTTTTTGTGCTTACTAAATAGTAGTATATAATGGAGATAGTGAAATGTCAGAAGATGTCTTTGTACTAGGAAATGGTCCTAGTAGAAAAAATATAGATACATCAAAATTAGATGGAACAGTTATAGGATGTAATGCTTGTTATAGAGACTTTACTCCTGATGTAATTTGTGCTACTGATGCAGGGATAATGAGTGATATCATTGACTCTGGATATGATGGAAAGTGTTATTTTACACATAATTCTTGGAATTTACTTCCTGCAGAATCTTATGATGGTTTAAAATATGGACTAGATGGAAATGAGATTGAAACATACAGAAGATTCGATGCACAATATTTTGTATATATTTCTGGACTTGATAGTAATGTAGAAAATCCTCAAAACTATATTTTCTGGGTTTCTCCAAGTATGGAAGACAAGATAAAAAATATAGGTGAAGATATTTTAGGGTGGTCTACAGGAACTTCAGCATTACATATTGCATGTCGTGATTATACTTGTAATGATTATGAAAAAGTCTATCTATTAGGGTTTGATCATGATAACGAGTATTATGATAATATCTATACTGACACAGAACATTATTTCGGTAAAGATAGAAAAATGAGGGATGAATATTATAAATGGACTAAACAAATTATTAAAGTTGTTGAAGAACATCCTGCTTTACAATTTATTTGGGTCAATTATCAAGGAGATAATTTTCCGGAACTACCGAATTTATTTTCAAAAGATGAAAAGGAAATATGTCAGTTTTAACAGATCAACCTAAAAATATAAATCCTTTAGCAGATGTTCAATTTAAATTTGATGTTGGTGCCTTACCAAATACTTCATTTTTTATTCAAACAGTTAATTTACCCGGTATTGCACTAGAAGGTGCAGTCATGGCCACACCACAACTACAAAATTTTACTCGACATACTGGTGTTATAACTTATGAACCTCTTAATGTGACTTTTATGATTGATGAGTATTTGAAAAACTGGCAAGAAGTTTTTGAATGGATGGTAGGTGATGAAAATAAATATACAACTGCCGTATTAACTATTTTAAGTAGTGCTATGAATGCAACAATGGAATTTCATTTCAAAGATATTTTTCCTACCTCATTATCAGAAATATCATTTGATAGTACTACTACAGACCCAGTATATCAAGTAGCAACAGTATCATTTAATTATACAGAATATAATATTAAAAACCTATTAAACAACTAAGGTATATTGGTGTTTCTGGCGAACACACCTTATTATATCATAGATTTATTATTTGTCAAGAGGTATTATGAAAAGTGATTTTTTGAATTTATTATGGTTATTTAACTCCCCCAGAGAAACAAGAAATATAATCCGATTAGATTTACATGAAGCCGGTTTATTGTATAAGTATGCTTCACAACAATGGACAAAAATGCCCAAAGATGAAACGGGTAATGTTATATTAGAGATTGGTAGATATTGGGCAGGATCAACAGTTTTACTCGCAATGGCCACCCATGATACTAAAGTAAAAATAGTTTCGGTTGATATTGTTGAGGGGTGTCATGATCCTGATGCAGATGATTGGTTGAATAATTACGAAGAAAAAGAACGAATAGATATTAGGACAGATAATTCCCGAATGATGGAAAATTTTCCAATATCCTTATTGTTTGTAGATGGAGATCATTCATACGAAGGAGTGGCACAAGATTTCATACATCATTGGAATTATTTAAATGGTCCTTGTTTAGCACATGATTATACTGATCCAACTTGTAAAGGTGTAACAAAATGGATTGATGAATGGATCGAAAAAGGTTATGCCGAAATAATTGAACAGGTGGGCACAATGGTAGCACTCAAAAAATTAAAAGATTATGAAGTTTGAAGAAATACAAAAATTATGGTCAGGTGATTGTGAGATTGATGAAACAGAACTATCTCAAGAATCAGTAAAAATACCACAACTACATAACAAATATCTAATTCTCTTTCATGATGAGAGATTAAGACTCCGTACTATGAAATTTGAACATAGTAAGATTTTAAAAGTTAAAAGGGAGTATTTTTCAGGAAGAATGGAGCCCGCAGAATTAGAGGCGTATGATTGGGAGCCGTTTCAATATAAATTGCTCAAAGCAGATGTACAAGAATACATAGATGCAGATGATGATATAATAGAAGGTAAGAAAAAAATATCACTACAAGAAGAAAAAGTAGAATATCTTGAATCGGTGGTAAAAAGTTTATCAACTAGGGGTTATTTAATTAAAAATGCAATCGATTGGAAACGATTCACAGAAGGCAACTGATACAATTGAGATATCCAAAAAGGATGAAGTATATCTTAAAGTTACTTGTGAACCGGGTGTAGCTCAAGAAATTTGTGATTATTTCACATTTACTGTTCCAGGTCATACATTTATGCCGGCATATCGTATGAAAATATGGGATGGTAAGATTAGACTATTCAATATTCATAATAGATTACTGTATAGTGGTTTACTTGAATACGTGTTTATATTTGCCGAAAAGAGAAATTATCAAGTAATTCCGGATGGTGATTGGTGGAGGCCACGAAAGATAGAAAAAAATGAAAAATTTCTTTCAGACTTAAACTTACCATTTGAACCAAGAGACTATCAACTTGAGGGATTTCATCATGCCTTATCATACAAGAAAAGTTTATTAGTATCTCCTACCGCAAGTGGTAAATCTTTAATCATATATTTGATAGTTCGAGCACTTAACGTTAAGACTTTAATAATAGTTCCTACCACTTCCTTAGTTTCTCAATTATATGCAGACTTTCAAGAATATGGATGGGATTCTACCAAATATTGTCATCAAGTTTATGCCGGACAAGATAAAGTTTCAGATAAACTGGTAGTTATTTCTACATGGCAATCTATTTACAAACTTCAAAAGAAAATATTCGAACCATATAAATTGGTGATTGGTGATGAGGCACATGGATTTAAATCAAAATCACTTACCTCTATCATGACAAAATGTGTGAACGCAGAATACAGAATTGGTACTACAGGAACATTGGATGGCACACAAACTCACAAATTAGTACTTGAAGGTCTATTTGGCAAGGTTTATAAAGTTACAACAACTAAAAAATTGATTGATCGAAAACAATTAGCCCCATTCCGTATAGATATTGTAGTATTAAAATATTCAGAAGAATTATGTCAACAGTTTACAAAAATTAAATATGCAGATGAACTAGAATTTATAGTTGGACACGAAAAAAGAAATAAATATATAAGAAACTTAGTATTATCACTTGAAGGAAATACTTTGCTACTCTTTAGATTAGTGAAAAAACATGGACGTATTTTATACGATATGATCAAGGAGAAAATAGATGACAATAGGAAAACTTTTTTCGTATTTGGAGGAACTGAAACAGAAACCAGAGAACAAATACGAGCAATTGCAGAAACAGAACGAGACGCCATCATCGTGGCAAGTTATGGGGTATTCAGTACCGGCATCAACATTAGGAATCTTCATAACATTATTTTCGCTTCTCCTTCTAAATCTCGCATCAGAAATCTTCAATCGATAGGTCGAGGATTAAGATTATCAGACAATAATCAAGAAACGGTATTGTATGATATTGCGGATGATTTGAGATGGAAGAACAGAAAGAACTATGCTTATCGACATCATGAAGATAGAATGAAAATATATGATGAAGAGAAATTTCCCTATAAAATTTATAATATTACTCTCAAGGCATAAATGGCAGAATTAGATAAAGAAGACTTAAAAGTAATTCGGCTAGATAATGGAGAAATAATTTTTTCAAAAGTATTAGTGACCGATAAAAGTAAAGATAATGGTTATTTGGAATTACATTGGCCAATGAAAGTTTTAATAAACCGCAATGATGAAACAGGTCAAACACAGTTAGCATTACTTAAATGGTTACCTTTTACAGATACCACATTTGTACCTTTGGCTGCAAGATGTATTATGACTGTTTCAAATTTAGGAGAACAATATCTAGATTTTTATGTAAATTCTGTAAAAGAAGACAATAATCTTACTCAACAAGAAGAATTAAGTAAAATGTCAAATATTTTAGCCGATTTTGAACCAGACGGATTCATGAATTAGATAGGTTGACAATAGTGGTTTTTATGATATAATAGATATTATGTCAACAGTTTATAGAAATTAAATATGGCCAAAAGAAAATCAAAAGTAAATAAAGCTCATTATGTAGACAATGCCAAATTTTTAGAGGCAATGATCGAATATAAGCGAGAATATAACGAAGCTAAGAAAAACAATGACGAGCTTCCAATGATTACCGAATATTTAGGATCAGTATTTCTAAAAATCGCTCAAAGGTTATCATTCAGACCGAATTTCATAAATTATGCATTTAAAAATGACATGATTTCTGATGGGATAGAAAACTGCCTACATTATATCCACAATTTCAATCCAGATAAATCAAATAATCCATTTGCATATTTTACTCAAATAATATACTACGCTTTTATAAGAAGAATTCAAAAAGAAAAGAAACAGTTGTATATTAAATATAAGAGTATGCAAAACTATGAAGTTTCTCCTGAATATATGGATCAAGAAGCTGCTAATAATAATTTTATAACTCTTAGTGATTATGAAAACTCTGATTTTAAAGTAATGGTTGATGAGTTTGTAGATAATTTTGAAAAGAGTAGAAAAAAGAAAACAGTCAAAAAGACTGAATCTAAATTAGAACTTTTTATGAGTGCAGCATGAAAAAAATAGTTATTATAGTTCTAGTAATATTATTTGTTTTAGAGTTTGCACTAATTGCCGGAGAATGGAATGAGAAGCCGGTGATATGTGCAAGTGAAGAAGAAACATTTAAAACATTGAATCAAAAAGAAGAAAAGCTGCTCTTTATGGGTAATGGTTTTACTAAAGTTAGAACAAAAACGGGCCTTGCGCAAAAACCTGTGACTTTACCTTTTCATATCTATGGTAATTTAGAAACAGGAACATTCACAGTTGTAGAACATCATACTACATATAAAACATATTGTGTTATTGCGTATGGTATAAATTTTCAAG